CATTCGAAGACTTGCCCGACATCAACGCCGCACCCATAAGCATGAACAACTCGCCCTTACGCGCAGCCTTGTCCTCGTCCGACTCTCCAAGCAGGCTCTTGAGCAGCTTTACATAATCCTTGGTTAAGTCTCCAATGCTGCCGTCACCACCAAAGCCTTGGCCCAAGCCTGCCTCTGCGCCCCCCAAATTAATTTTTTCCACAACCGCTGGTGCAACTTTTGGAGGAGCGGTTACACCCGATTCCTCCTCAGTGCCAAGTCTTGATCGCGTGTCTTCATCAAGCTGTTTCAACAAATCCATAGTCGCGTCTGTCGTTTCTGTTGGCTTCGCTGGCTCCGGCGCTTCTTGCGCGGCTGAGACTTGCTCCTCGGCTAGTTGTTGGTCAGCGTCTCCAACCGATTTAGAAACACCTTTTACATCATCACCCAACACATCATCACCAAAACCAGCCATAGCCGCTGCCACTTCGGCTGTAGTTTTTGCAATAGGAACTACTGCTCTAAGAGGGTCTGCACTTACGGTCCCTGCTCCTTCAGGGTCGGCTGTAATCACGGTGCCTCTATCTTTACGAGGCACAAAGCTTTCGTCTGGGTTAATAGCATCCGATGCTGATTGTAAACTCTTCAAAACCACATTGGGTCCAACAGGATCGACTTGAGTTCTGACCGGAGCAGTAATCCTATATGGACCCGCTTCGTTCCGAGCATTCATTGCAGCTATTGCAGCTTCATTGCCAAGAGCCTGAACAGCATCTTCGGAGGCGGCGATTGCTGGGCCAACTCTTTTTTGAACAGCGGCAGCAGTAGCCGCTTGAGACTGTTCAATCGCGCTATTAATTTTTCCCTGTATCTCTGGGTTTAAGAAAAACTCAGTCATGTAGTCTCCGGCAGTATCAAAAATGCTACCTTCTTCCCCTGATCCCTGCACTGGCTCAGGTTGATCCAATAACTTCCGAGTCATTTCTTCTCGTTTCGCGTCACGAATACGATCTTTACGCATCTCTGTGTATTGGTCTGCGTACTCTGCAAACTCAGCAATGTCTGGAGTAACCGATTGCAACTCTTCGGCAGGCGTTACTGTCGGCTCCCGCATTTTATTTAATGCCTGCAACTTTAAAACTTTTAAACGCTCTGCCCGTATAAGACGCTCTGCTGCATCATCAACTTCTGTTGGAACAGCCTTCGCTATGCCCGACTCTAGTGCAGGCCCCAACTCTGTATAGGGAGGAAATGGTTCACTCGGCTGCGGAAAGTCCGCCGCCATTGCCCTGTCTTCATCAGACAAACGTATGTTTAAATCTCTTAACCGCGCCGTCTCTTCCGCAGATAGAGAAGTTGTTCCGTCCTTAAAGAACTTGCCTTTAGAAGCCTCAAACATTGGAGGCTCCTCCAACGGAACACTAAACGCCTTGCGTGTGTCCGCTGCATCCCGCATTATTCTTCCAGCCTCGGTGCTGTCTTCCCGTTGCTGCGCAATCTCTTCCCGTCTTAACGTGTTCCTAAGCGTTTCTTGATTACGTGCTGTCTGTGACGGAGACAACTCACCGCTGAAAGGATCGCCTTTAATAAGAGACTCTATATATCTTTGAGAATTTATCATTCTTAGATCATCATCGGACTCAGCGTACCTTGCACCAAGAGTACCTCCGGGTTGTCCCTGTGCATTGTTAGGCGCTAGGCTTTCAAGAAGCGCAGCCTCCGATCTTTTTGCATCAGATTCTCTAATCCTTCGGACAGTCTCAATATCCACCCCGTTTATAGACGCAAGGTTATCTTGTGTAGACGCTGTGGGAGAACTGATTTCAGCGGTGTCTGGAGGAATAGGAACAGGGGCTAAGTCAGGGGCTGCAGCACGATCTGTTGCGCGTTGCTCCCGAAGTCTATTGACCCGAGTTCCAATCACCGCATCTCCGGGTCGTGCGTTAGCTACAAGACTGCTAAAGCCCTCAGAGATAACCATTTCAACAGGAGAAACCATACGAGCGTTAGCCATAACCTCGGGCACAGCGTTGTTTAGTTTCTCAAGAGTGGCGGAACTAATCCGCAGATACTCACCTTCAGCCGTAAGACCCGGAACATTTATAATGTAGTCCGGTAAATCAGCCCCGCCGCCGTTGGCAAACGTCATGGCTGTTTCCTGTAGCTCCGGTGACGAGCTAAGAATGCCACCCATTTGAGCCAGCCTGTTTCGAGAATCACGGTTCTTGAACATACCTCTGTTTAATACATTCATCACTAATTTCCTTGGTTAAACATGCCTGACTGTTGCAAGCCGTACAGACCTAAGCCAAGGCCACCGATCTGAGAGATTGCACTCGGGCTTGGTTGCTGTTGCTGCGAGAATGTTTGCTGCGCCGTGGGCATGCCCTGATAAATGTCCGAGTAGAACCCAAGTTGCTGATACGGAGACATAACATTCTGGTACTGGTTTTGACGGGTAGCGTCCAGAATGGCTTGCTGTTGCGTCTGCTCTTGACCGCCTATTGTACTAAGCATGTTGATGTCTTTAAACCCAAGACCCTGAGTTGCCTCGCCAAGCTGTGCTTGGTTCATGCCCAAGGACCCAAGCCCTTGACCCAACGAACCGTACTGTCCAGCCATGCCAATACCCAACTGCCCTGAAGCCTGACCACCTTGAATACCCATTTGCGCACCCGACAATGCGGCCCGTTGCTGACGGCCCATAGCCTGTTCATACGCTCCTTGCGCACGTTGCGCGGCACCTTGATAACCAGCCTGACGCATGCCAGCCGCAGTGCGACCTTGCTGGTTTAAAATACTTTCATCCAACTGACCCTGACGAACGGCCTGACGAGACCCACCCATCGCTCCAGCACCAGTAGCCTGAGCGTCAATGCCAGCACGTTGCTGCTCACCCTGACGGCGAATGTCCGTCATGGCTTGCTGAACAGCCTGATCCTCATACGGGTCCATAAACTGTTGAATGCCACTCGGGTCAAACTGTGCGCCCGTTCCTGCAAGGTCCGAGTACCCCTGACCGACAGCGCCCTGAATGCCGCTGATTGCTTGGTTAGTTTGACCAAGAGCGCCTGCACCCCCGTACATGGTGCCGATGCCAGCGCCCAATGTGTTAGCTCCCGCCTGTAACATGGGGGCATACGACCCCAGCCCAGACGATGTAAGGTTTGAGGCTTGTTGCTGCAGAGGACTTCGACCCGCAACATTATACTCTGGCAAAACAAACCCAGCATCTTTGCCTAACCCTTGCGCCCGTGTAAGTATTTCTTCTTGATACTTGCGAAGGTAGTCAGGAATCTCGGTCCTGCTAATCTGTGTTACAGTTTCAACCATTTTTAAATTCCTGCATGTTCTTAAATAGCTTGGCGGCTACCGCTCCTCGGGTGCCATTGGGAGCATCCCCAATCATCTTGCCTGCCATTTCAGCGTCTCCGCCACCTATATTTCTCAAGTCCTTTAGAGACAGAACAACTTCCCCGTTTGAAAGCATAGCTTCCTGAACAGGGTTGCCGTCCTGATAGATCATTGCAGGGATATCATCACTGGTCCCTGTTCCGGGGCCTTCGATTAGACCACCGAGTCCTTCGATTTGACCACCTCTTGCGTATAGTGTAGGGTCAATACCTACACGATCTTCCATATTACTGTCATACTCGTCCCGTTCTGCGGCGGTGTTAAACCTCGTACCATCGAACCGACTTGCGTAAAGATTTTCTAAAAACTTAGACCTATCAATGGTCGATCCATCGTATCCCTCAGAACTTCCCGTGCCTGTGTACGTAGTAGGCTGCTCTGGTTTCCCTGCCAACGCCGACAATCCAAAAGCTTGAACGAACGGGTTTGAAAAAATACCCTTCGTCGCCGAGTCACTGGCTGCTTTCTCCACTGTGCTTTGTCCAGCAAGCTTACCAAGAGAGGGACCTAATGCTTTACCTAATGCTGAATCTTGAAGACTTCCACGCAGAGCCGGAAGTCCAGCATTAATACCAGCACCAAGAAGCGCGTACTTAATAGCGTTCTTAGAGCTTCCGCCCCCAGCCAACGTGCCTAACCCTGCACCAATAGCAGGAGCTAAGAACCCTGCTCCGGGGACCATCAGCCCAGCAATGCCGCCTAGAATGCCACCAATGTTAATGCCCATACCAAACCACCACTATGAATTGCCTGCACATTATCAGGAAATCTCCAAAATACTAGCTACAACATGCAACCTGTTTGCTGTTGCAGCCGTAACCTTTAAAACTTCATCCGCTTGAACCACCAGAGGAGCCGTCAATAACTCAACCGTGCCCTTAGCTCCAACCGCCTTGTCCTTATACAAACTAAAAACACTTGTTCCGTTGGTCAACGTTAACGTCAGAGTGTCCGCGTTGTTGCTGTCCTCTGATACAAGAATAGATTTTATAATTGCCGTAGCAAACGGGCCACACGTATAAAGTGTGGTCACGTTCGTTGTTGTCAGGTCAACCTTTGCGTTTACATATGCGTTAGCCATCAGCCCATAAACCAGCTTAGTGCAGTCGTGTCATCGTCTGCAACTTGTTGAGTGTTGTTGAACTGGTTCAAAAACACAGAGAAAGATCGAACCACCTCGTTCAAGTACTCTTGCTTGTATTCTTGAGGCGGTAACGGAAAGAATGGTACAGGGGTATTGGTAGACATTATCGTCTCCCGTCTGGTCTAATATCTACACGCGGCACACCCAATCTCCAGAGGACGTTTGCATCTGTAGATTGTAGCTTGAGCGTAAAACTCCGCCCTCTTAATCGTGTAAAGTATTGGTTAGTGTACTGATCCACAGGCGTACTAGATGTCTTTGATATTGTATTGGTGGAACTGTTCTGATCCACTTGGCCCGGAAAGTTCTTAGTCTCCATAATAAAATCCATAGAGGACGTGTCTACAGTTTCTCTAAAGTTAATGTCCGGAATAACCCTGCTGATAAAGGAGAACTGATTGCCCTCTGTAATAGACATGTCCCCCGATTCAATAAACGAGGTCATCGCAGAGCCGTCATCCTGTGCGCCCACCTCTTGATTAAACAAGAAGTTTGTAGTCCCCGCAGCTAAAGGCAACGAAGAAATCCCCCGATCCAACCATGCCGTTCTAGCTAGGTTTCCTATAAACCAAAGCTTCTCAAGGTAGTTGTAAACCACATACCTGTCGTTTTCGCTTGAGGCTGCAGAAGGATAAAACCACCACACCTCCGAAAAGGACACGTTAGCTCCTGCAACAATCTTATCAAACTGAGACTCGTTAATGTCATTAAACACATAGTCCCTAACAGTGCAGGGTATTCTTTGAACGGCACCCGTAAACGCATAGAACTCTGCCGCACCCATCCAGAACACCGCATCGTCCACCGCAACCGCAGCCTTCGGACTAGCGATGGTAATGTTTTCAGAAATTAAATTTATACCAAACGTAAATGGCGGTCCAAGGAACTGCATTGCGTGGATAGAAACATCTGTAAACACCAGTATCTGTTGCCGTGTTTCTACAGCTTGAATAATCTTGGAGCCAGAGCTTATACGCAAATCACCCGCCGTATTGGTGGAGGTAGGATACCAATCAACAGGGTTTTCTTGGCTGCTAAACCGTATTAGCAACGGGTCTTGAACCCCACTGCCATCCGTTGCTGCCGATGTAGCGCCAAGACCGTCCGCGCCAAACGCAATAACATGCCTGTCTCGGTCAGACAGAAGAACCTGTGTGGCTATAGTAGGAACCGAGGTCCGTGTGCCAAGGCTCAAGGCACTATCGGTTAGAAACTTGGCCCTTGTACTTGTGCTGTTGGTTCTGTCCCAATAATAAATCCTGCCGTTTCTTTCGTTTAACAACAAGTCTTCACCAAAATTGTCTTGTGACCAAATGCGCAGGTTTGCAGATGGAGTAATGGTTCCCGAGATTAAGGCCAAACCCCACCCTGAAAAGTTATCCCCAGTAGAAGCGTTACCCGAAGCAAGCCGTACTGCAGAGCCGTTCGTATGTGTTGTAGCAGTAGTGCCCTTGTGACCCCTAGTACAACCCGTCAAGTCGTTAGAGCTTATACCACCCACCAGAATAAGTTCCGTGCCTATCATGATAATATCGGTAGCAACAATGCCCGTGGAACTAGCTACCGTAATAGTAGTATCACTATTAGAAAGAGTGCCGCCCTCATTCAATGTTGTGGTAAGCGCCCCTGTTGTTGTTCCGCCCCAAGCTCCTGCACCCCAACCAGTTCCAAACACAGCATCGTTTAATGCAGTGCCGATTTGGTATGTTCCAACAACGCTACTTCCACCATTGCCCGTGTCGCTGCCGTTAGCAGCAACAGCGGTAGCATCTAAACCCCCAGAGACAGTAATGCTTTCAATCGTAGTGAGGGTCCTTGCTGATACCTTGTATGTGTTTCCGTCTACAACATCTGTAATCTGATACTCTTGATTCAAAACATTAGCTGTTATGGTGCCACCCAGTGTGGCTGCTCCAGAAAAAGTAACAAAGTCATTAGCCACACAACCATGATTTGTATCCGTCACTGTAATTACAGCGGAGCCGTTGCTTGCAGAAAAAGTAACATCTCCCGCAGAAGTTGTTTGCCTGATGGGAGTAACGTCTTTGAAGTCCGTTCCTTGCTTGATATAAAACTTTAACTCGGTTCCAAGGCCCAGAAACTTCTCACCATTTAACGCTACAAACTCGTGCATCCCACGACATAAACCTAAAAAGGCTTTGTTAGAGTTCTTTTCCCAGCCGTTAAGCTTTTCAGGATACCCAAAACGAAACCGTATCTTATCACAATTTACCCAACCGTTTTCTTCAGAGAACGGAGTAGTTTCTTTGTTAATTCCGGGTTTAAACTTTAACTTTGCTAGTGGCATGGCATCCTCACGACTACTTCCTGTTAGGATTAACTGGTTGATCCATAGATTGTTCCATTGTTTGTTAGTGAAGTAAATGAGCCTGTAATGGCTGCACCTCCAGAACCCGCGCCAGTGCCACCCCCCGCAGCGCCCCAACCGCCGCCACCAGTACCACTACCCGCGTTTCCCGCAGAACCGCCATCGCCGCCACCTGATCCCGGTAGTACTCGACCACCACTACCACCATACATAGGAGCGCCACCGTAAGAAACGCAACCCGGAGATGACCACGTACCTGCGTAACCAGAACCACCCCCTGCGCCTCCTCCCGTGCCACCCGTTCCTGACACGTTTCCGAGGACAAGATTGCCGCCCGTATTGCAATATATAGTGGTAGGACTTCCGCCGCCATTCGCTCCTGACGATCCGGGGCTTCCAGATTGTCCTGCGCCACCGCCACCGCCCCCACCATTACCGCCACTATAGCCGCCACCACCGCCACCACCAGCAATAAAGGAAGAGGCTTGGTTTATAATATCTACTCTAATACCCGAAGTAAAAGACAGCGCGGTTCCGCCATTACCACCGCTACTTTGTGAAGGGCTGTTAAGCGGCCCTTGAGGGAATCCTCCAGCACCACCCATTCCTATTATATATCCGCTATTTGTAATAATAAGACCATTTGGATAACTACCGCTTACAATTAAACCTGCGTTGCCTGTGCTTGTAGAATAAGCATACACTCCTGACGCTACTGCAAAACTCAAAGGAGAATTTTCATCCCAACCTTGAGCTACTGCTACCGTTCTTAGGTTAGCGTTTGCAGTGTTAGAACTAAGAGTCGCTGTAAATTCAACTAAACCCCCAGAACCAAACCCCAGTATGTCATATCCAAAAGAAGTCATTAGGCATCATTCTTTGCGTCTGTCGTGTAAAACAGTTTTATCCCTAAAAGCCTAGCGTCTCCTGACTGATCGTCTGCTGATACGTCCCGCATAATCTGAAAGTATGTCTGCGTATCTACCGCAGCACTTGCTACAGTAACCGCTCCGCTTACCGCAGAAACAGTCATGTCGTTGGACGTTCCGCTAAATGCTTTTGCCGTAGCAACCACGTTAGTTCCAAAAGCCGTGTTGATAGAAACATCGTCAGCAATAGAAACGCCTGACAAACCCCAAGCTACGGTGCCGTCATCCGTTCCCGTCACGGTCCAAAACGCTTGAAACGTAATAGTCCCCTCGTTCCAAGATTTGGGAAAGCACACGGTAAACTGCGCGTTTTCATCAGAGCTTGCATCAAAGTCTAAGCACTTTAATTCAGGTCCATTTGAAAGTTCTACTTGAGCCAAACTAGCGCAACCGTTTGTGGTGTTGGGAGACATTGCACCCGCTGGAACATAAATGGTTTCTACACCCGCAACCTTTACCGCTGCGGAGTTATTGGTCAACGCTCCTGCTACATCACCCGCACCCGATATGTCTAGCGTTGCCGCGTCCAACTCACCCGTAAGGGTTAGGTTACGCAGGCTTGCCACGTCCTTGTTAGCATCAGCCGTGACTGTTTTGCTGGCAACAACCGTTCCAACTGCCGCACCTGTGTCGTTGTAGTTTAACTCGTCCGCAGTCGCAGATACTACAGTGCCTGATATAGAAAAAGCATCTGTCTCCAATGTGCCATCAATATCAGCGTTTCCGCTAATGTCTAAAGTAGCCGCGTCCAACTCACCTGTGAGCGTAACATTTCTAAAACCTGTAATGTCTTTGTTGCTGTCAACTACAGCCGCTTTGCTGGCGCTAACTGTTCCAGCCGTAACACCGTCCAACTCCGAGATGCCAATAAGAGAACTAAAATCAGTGACAGCGGCTCCTGAGCCAGCGCCGTCAGCTAAAATAATCGCAGAGTTGTCCGCAAGAATAGTGACGTTGGCCCCCGACCCTTGCGTAATAGACAAAGATTGATTGGTGCTGTTCAGAATCATATAGATTCTGGCCTTGTCGTTTTGCTGCAACGTAACGGTGCATGTACCGCCCGGAGACCCTGTAAACTTTATAGCTTTGTAATGCCCGTCAGACAAAACTGACGTGGTTGACAATTCCAAAGTATATGAAGTAGCAGACAGAGCAATTGAAACAAATCCGTTCGAAGCACGGTCTATAATATCAAAGTTGTTATTGGTGCTGTCGCCCCATGTGCCAGACTCATCACCCGTTGATATTTTCTTGAGCGCGTTTGCTGCAGTGTATGTAGCCATGATGTGACCTCAGCTATAAATTTAATTGGACTATACCCATACTTCTGCTTCTAAGCAACTACGCAGCGATCTCCTCCCAGTTTGGAGATTGAGATGGCGTAATGGCAGAGAATCCTGAAGACTGGCTTGGAATAATTTGACCCCAAACAAGGACCGAACCAACGGCGCTGGTGCCAGCAACACCCGTTACCGATATGTTGTGCTTTTGTATTAAAGTTACCGAACCAACGGCGCTGGTGCCAGCAACACCCGTTACTTGAATGTCGGCTTCTACACTAACAGTGCCAACAGCCCCCGTACCAGCAACACCCGTAACCGCAACGTCAGCGGGGATATTGCCAAAACCAGCAATGGAGTTGTCAGCTAGTGGGGCAAATCCTAACATTACGTTACCTCAACCCAACTGGTTGTATCTTCATTCCAAGTGTAATCTTTGCCATCGTCAGGATATGCAACCCAACTAGTTGTGCTTTCGTTCCAAGCGTAATCTTTGCCATCGTTAGGGTACGTAACAGGCGGTTCCCATAAGTATGTTGTTTCGTTTAGTGTCCAACTTGGATAAGGCTGTGGGGCATAAAAAGCATCACGGGTGCTGTCATATGTATAGCCAGTACCAGCATAGTTTTTACGAAGTGGTGTACCGCCAAGAAGGTGCTGACCGCCGTAAGTATTGTATGACGTTTGCACCCAAGTTCCTACTTGACTATCAACAAAATCTTGCTCGGCCACAATTACGGTTGTAACAACCCCGTTTTCAATTTTTGCAAAATGACTCATTGGTACTGATACCTTATTATGACAACCCCAGAACCGCCCGAACCAGACGTCATGGAACTGCCACTGCCAGCGCCACATCCAGCACCACCGCCGCCCGTATTGGCCGAACCAGAACCGCCATTCCCACGAACAATTCCGTCACCGCCACCGCCGTTACCACCACTTGACGCGTATGCTCCACCACCCGCACCGCCGCCAGCATAATAGCTGCTATTAAGCCACTGACTGCCTGCGCCACCCGCCCCATTATCTACATTTCCTTGAGTACCTTCTGCTCCTGCCCCGCCACCGCCACCGCCGTTGTTACCGCCATAGCCTGTACCACCCGCATTACCTTGACCAAGAGTACCAGAGCCACCAGAACCACCATTTGCCCCGCCGCCGCCAGAGCCACCAGCACCACCAACATTGGCGCCTCCAGCGCCATAACCGCCACCGACACGAGTAGTTGAGCGGAAGACTGAATTGTTGCCAGCAGTTCCAGAGCCATTTGAAGATGATGTTCCCGCACCTCCTCCCCCTATTGTTACAGTGTAATCAGTAGAAGCAGAAACTACGTTTCCCGTAACTGATGAGTATCCTCCAGCCCCACCGCCACCTGCTCCCGTGCCGCTGTATTGTTTATTATTTCCACCCCCGCCGCCGCCAGCAACAACTAAATAGTCAATCGTTTTATCATCGGGAGCGCTCGTTACCGAAAACGTGCCACTGCTAGTAAAAGTGTGGAACTTGTAATCACCACTAGTTGTTATCGTTCCACCTGTAGCCTCTATAAAAGCACCGCCCCTGCTTGGAAAGCTGCCAAACCCACTGACGTTATAACCAAAACCAGTCATGCGTCATTCGCCGCGTCTGTGGTGAAGAATAACTTTATGCCCAGTAAACGTACCACTCCTGTTTGACCGCTGGCACTTGCATCGTTGTTGATTTGGAAGAAACACATATCATTGGCTGCTGGACTGCCAGCTATAGTAACAGCACCGCTTTCTGCGCTAACCATGAGGTCATTTGAAGTGCCAGAGTGCGCCAAGGCCGTAGTAGCAACCAGTGTTCCAAAGGCGGTGTTAATTGTATCATCAGAAGAAACGGCAATACCACCAAGCTGCCAAACCACAGTGCCAGTATTTGTACCTGTGACGGTCCAAAAAGGCTGATAGGTTATAGTCCCTTCGTTCCAAGACTTGGGAAACGCTATAGTAAACTGAGCAAAGTCATCCGCCGCCGCTGCAAAGTCCAACACTTTTAAATCAGGACGTAACGCTGTTGTTTCTACTTGAGTTAAATCAGAACAAGGGTTTGTTGTTGATGGATACATAGCCGCTGCGGGAACATAAATGCTTTCCTTGCCAGCAACTTTAACCGCAGCACCACCTACTGTTGCTGCCCCTGTTACCTCTATGCCCGTATTGGTTGTCTCAAACTTTTTAGACCCCGCGTAATATATTTCGGTCCCACTAGCTACTGAAATTTTTAACCCTTCAGAATTATTCGCGGTATTTCTAAACTGATGCAAAGGGGCATTATGCATGTTTGTTTTATTAGCAGAGTAAATGTAATTTACGTCACTTTCGTGAAACAACTGAAGATCAGAGCCAGCGCCAAATATGGCCTTGTTGGTATCCCCAAAGGATACATTACCACTAATACTACCGCCAGTTAACGGCAAAGCATCAGCGGACTGAAACGTGCTGAAAGCAATAACCTCAACAACATCATCAGCCGAAGCGCCAGAGGCCAACACAACATCAGTGCCGTTGGTCGCAGTGAAATCAGCGGCGGACAGTAAAACCCCGTTTAGATAGACAGAAACAAAGTTGGGGGTATACCCGTCTGTAGCAAACGAAGTCTGGTTCGATGTAGCAGTAAACGAGTTTCGTGTCTCAGTTGCCTGCGGGACGGGTAGTATACCAATGTATCCTGACATTTTGTTTCCTTATGCGTTCTTGATGCCGAACATTATAATTTCACCGCTGGCAATATTTCCTGACGAAAATGTAAATTTTATAGCGTCAACATCTGCTGCAACTAGGTGTACTGTAGCGGCATTGTCATCTTTATTTCCAAAGAAAATTTGGCCATCGTATCCCTGCAAAATAACGTGCGGAATTGCATATGTATAGTTAGTAAGATGAGGCCCAAAAAGTTCCATTGTTCCGCACACACCATATTCGTTTGTATTATTTCCCGGCCCTGCACTACGGTTTAAATGAAAAGCAGGAGCATCCGTGGTGCCGTTTACGTGATAATTTCCATTTGTACTGTCATAATTTGAACCACCGTCAGTTGATACTTGTCCGTAAAAATTAACGTTATCTGAAGCAGGTTTAACGTACATAAAATAAAAAATATAATTATCGTATTTACTTGCATCAAATTGAGTAAATGCAACAGAGGCTGCATCAGATATGGCACCAGTAGAAGCAACAAACTCTGTACCCCCTCCGCCAACTTTTGTACTCATATAAGTAGCAAGCCTACTCATAGTAGCTTTCTTGTTTGTCCCACCCGCACCATCGTCTACAACCATCAAGTCAGCATCGACCAACGCCGCGCCTATGTCTGTACCACCGTCAATGTTTAGATCAGCAATGTTTATACTGCCGTCAGGAAACGTGGGGGTAACAGTTACATTAGCTATATCTCTGGCTCTAGTCATAACTTATCCTCTAGCTAGGCTTTGTGGGCCACGTAATTGAGTTTGGAAATCCTGCCTGCGTTGGCACATCCCTAAGTGACTGTCGATACGTTGTCCACGCGCTGGACATGGTGACATCACTATTACCCATCCAATCCGTTTCTGCCAACAGTTTATCGCGCTCTTCACGCGCAGACGTTGCAGCGCGGGTGTCAGCCCCCGCAGCCCATGCCGCCTCTTCTGCATCCCGTGCGGTTTCTTCTTGGGCAGTAAACTGCACCATTTCTCCGTTTATGTTATGGTAGCGGGGCATTAGTCACCTCTGTCCAACTTGTTGTATCTTCGTTCCAAGCGTAGTGTTTGCTAAAACTAGCATCTAAAGGCTTCGCCACAGGTGGCTCCCACACGCAGGTTGCCTCGTTTAACACCCAACTAGGATAAGGTTGCGGTTTGTAAAAAGCATCACGCCCAGAATCAAAGGTATCACCAAGTGCTGCATAGTTTTTTCGATAGTTGTTGTTATAGGAAGTCCGTTTGCAAGTTTGCCCACGCAAATTTCCGTAGAACTGCTCCCAATCGTAAGTGGTATCAGTCTCGTCTTTGCCAACAATAACCTCAGTTACAATGTTGTTTTGATTTAGGAATGCATAATGTGCCATCAGAATGTTATGTCTCCTGTACCAGCAGTAAATTTGTAGATTGTGTTGCCGCCAGAAGAAGATTTTGCGTAAGTCAACCCTGCACCAATAGATGACAAATCGCCGCCGCCACTTGCATAACTAATGATTACAATACCAGAACCACCTGCGGCACCACGGCTTGAGGAACCGTCTCCACCACCGCCACCGCCACCGCCAGTGTTTACTGTTCCAGCAGTACCTGCACCACTTTCATTAGTGCCTCCGCCTTTACCGCCGCCTCCAGAGCCACCTGCACCGCCATTTACACCTGAATTATTATTTCCTGCGCCACCGCCACCGCCACCTGCATAGGTTACAGAGCTACCTGTGATGGAGTTAGCTGTACCTGCTCCACCTGCACCGCCATCCGATGTATCTCCATTATTACCTACATTTTGACCACCATCTTGCCCGACAGCACTTGAACCGCCGCCGCCGCCGCCCGAATATCCCCTGTAGGTTCCAGAATCATTGTCACCCCCAGCATTACCTTGAGAGGGGCTAGTTGAGGGTGTATTACCAGCACCACCAACCTCGTTCCATGTAGCGTAATCATCGCCAGCACCGCCACCTGAACCACCAGCAGCAGGTGCGCCAAAGTTTCCTGCACCACGGCCCGGCCCTGACCATCCACCATATCCACCTCCCGCAGAAGTAATCGTTGAAAACACAGAGTTAGAACCTTGGCCCCCAGCACTATAGTTGCTATTGCCAGCAGGAGTTTGTGCGCCGCCAGCGCCAACCGTAATTGTAACTGTTCCTTCGGAAGATAATGTTCCAGTACGGTAGCCACCCGCGCCACCGCCTCCACCATAAATACTAGAACCACCTGCGCCACCAGCCACAACAAGATAAGTTACGTCCCGTGGGACAACCCTGTTTGGATAAGCCCCTAACGTGTTTATATTATACCCAAAACCCGTCATTATGAATCATTCTTTGCGTCTGTCGTAAAGAACAGCTTTATGCCATGCAGCCTACAATCTCCTGCCATATCATCGCCGCTGTCAGAAACATCGCGGCCTATTCTAAAGTAACACACCTGATCCACGGCGGGAGAACCTGCAATAGTTATCGCCCCACTTTCCGCAGAAACCAACATTTCTTCAACCGCGCCTTGTGCGTCATCATTAACCAAAACAGCCGTTCCGTAAGCAACGTCTATAGTATCGTTATCTCCTGTAGCAACGCCCTGCAAAGTCAGGCTAACGCCTGTAGTAGCCGCAATACCTGACCAAAAGAACTGATAAGTTACTGTTCCCTCGTTCCAAGATTTAGGAAAAGCCACCGTAAATTGTGCAAACTCATCGCTGTCTTTATCAAAATCTAGGACAACCATATCAGGCCGACCAGAGGTTGTTTCAACTGTGGTCAATGCAGAACAGCCGTTGCTTGTAGTGGGCTGCATAGCACTAGCGGCTATCCAAATAGTTTCCTTACCAGCTACTTTTACTGCGGCAGAATTGTTTGTTAAGGCACCCGCAACATCCCCTGCTCCAGATATATCTAATGTTGCAGCGTCCAACTCTCCTGTCAAAGTTACATTACGGAAACTAGCAACATCCTTATTGGCATCCACAGTTACAGTCTTACTCGCCACAACAGTACCAACAGCGGACCCCGTGTCGTTGTAATTTAGCTCGTCAACAGTCGCGGCAATCCCAACCGTTAACGCAGCCTTTTTACCAATGTAGCCAGCCATTAGGTGATCTCCATGTAGCTCATCGTAACAGAAACCTTGTCCGCAACAGAACAGTCAATCTTAATAATGTCACCTACGTTCAGGTTAATCTTGCCGTCAAGAACACTGAGCGTTGACCCAATGGGTATCGGAGCGTCTTTTACAATAAAGGCCGTGGTGTTTTGCGTCTGACTGGTCTGCGTTGTGGTACTGACCAGCGTAACGCTGGCAGTAACCTGCGCAGTGTGGATGTTAGCCAAGGTCAGTCCAAGAACAATTACCGTGCTACCAGTTTGCACCGTATACAGCGTCTCAGGTGTTCCTGAACTGGCGGGTGCCGCACTTCTTGTTATTACCTTAAATGTATTAGCCATTTGTTATCCTATTATCCAAGGGCAATCGCCAGCGCCGTAGCCTCGTCTGCCGCCGACACAGTTGTTGCTATAGTTCCCGCAGTTGCAGGTAACGTCAACGTGATGTCCGCTGTAGAAGCGGGGCCAATCAATGTCACCTTGTTAGTGCCGTTGTCTGAATCTTCAAAGAACTGAAGGAACCCCGCCGAAGTCGCTCCGTTCTTTAACTGCGCACCCGCATTTACAACAGGAGTAGTCAGCGTTTTATTAGTCAGAGTGTCAGTGGTGGCCTTGCCAACAAGAGTATCCGCCGCCGCTGGTAGCGTTATTGTTACGTCAGCAGTAGAAGCGGGGCCAATAAGAGTGACCTTGTTTGTGCCGTTATCACTGTCTTCAAAAAATTCAATAAATCCTGCTGACGTGGAACCGTTTTTAAGTTGGATACCAGCGTTAGCAATCGGAGTAGTCAGTACGGGAGTAGTAAGCGTTTTGTTCGTAAACGTCTGCGTTGCGGCAATACCTGCAATTGTGTCTGTAGTCGCGGGAAGTGTTAGCGTGACATTACCACTAAAGGCTCCGTGAGCGGGAGCTTTTATCTCAGCATAATGCGCGTTACTAGCTTCACAATAAAACTTAACAACAGACTGTGATCCGCCGTTCTTTAAATCAATAACACCCGTTGAAATTCCTACGTTTGCCACATCAATGCTAGAGGCAAAGTCTACATTCGTGGTTCCCGTAGGTATAGAAATAACAGTAGCATCGGCGTCATTTTTAATGGTCACATCTCTAACGGCACCCTGCCCCGTAAGAACCAGCCCATCATCAGATTGGTAGCCCATAGCGGCATTGTCACCCGCCGCTGTATCGCTGGTTGCCTCTACCGTGCCACCCGTGATAACGCCCGTGGTTGTCAGAGTTGACGCGCCATCGTTAATAAACAAGTCAGCGACAGTCGCTGTAACAAACACCTCCGCGTTGCCACTGAGCGTAATAGCGTTGTCAGAGTTGGAGCTTTCCGTAACAGACCGCGTAAGCGTAGTGCCGCTAGACGTATAAGTACCGCTGCCTATTTCAAAAGCAGTCCCGTCCTCTATCGCGTACCTTATCGTTTGACCGTTGGTAATCCCCGCATTTTCAAAGGATTGGTAGCCCGAAAGTGCGCTGCCCAAGCTAATCGTTCCAGTACCCGTGGTACTGGTGGACATTTTTGCACGATTACCTAACGATATTGCCATGTTATGCTATCCGTATGATTGCGTTGCTTGCGTCAGCAGTAGGGAAAACAATGGTAAAGTCCCCCGCGCTTGCACCCTTGTCCGCGCCAAAGTCTAACACACAAACTGAAGGGTCCCCTGTTGCAGCCTCATTGTAAATTAACGCGCCACGAACAGAGGAGATTGTTACGTTAGAAAACACCTCATCTGCAAAATCTGTCAAAGCGGTTGTGCCGCTAGTCGTTGGAGTAACGCTTGTTAAAAAGTTGCCTTTAGCCGTGTAGTTTGTGCCAGTAATTTCATTGCTACTGCTATAGGCCGTAGTCGCAGCATTTAAAGTCGCACTGTTAGTATAGAGCGCCAGTTTAAAAACATTGCTTGCCGCAGTAAAGTTATGTGTAGCCGTCATCAATTCTTTTTTGAACGAAGTACACAGGAAATTTCCGTTAAACGCCATTACATTTTCCTTATATATTCAGCCAACGTTGGATGACCCGCTTCTTTAATCGCATTATATACCGTAGTACGGTCACTTTGGATAGCCTGTTTCATATAGATAACCAGTAGCTTCTCAATGCTGTCACGGTACGCGATAGCTTGGTCACGTAATGCAGGGTGTGCGTCTTCGGAAAAGGCAACGATCTTACCTACGCATCGGTGCGCCACCTCTTCGGGAGTAAAACCACGATTATTGGTGGTTTGAACCTCAACCTTAAATTCTCCAAAGGACATGTTATTCATTGTTTGGGCCTTATAATCCGACCAACACGATAGTCCTGCGTAGTTTCTTTAGCCTCTCCCAAAAGCTTCAGACCAACCAAAGATTCTTGATAACGCTTATCATAGATTGCCATAACGTCCGGCTCACCCTTCATGAAAATATACGCCTCTATCAACGATCCATACAGTAAGCTTAACTCTGCATTTTCACTCAACCATGTTGTGCCGCTTTCCGCTCCTGCGGTCAGACTTACAGGCCGATACAAGTAATGAAGTTCCGCAGCAAGAGAAGCATTCGGCGTAGGAGCCAAGATGAAATTGCTGACATCAAACGAAGCATAATACTTCGGCAACCCTGTAACAGTAGGGTCTGGGTTGTATGTTTGAATAAAACTAACGTCTTTGAACTCTAAAAACACTTGCTCCGAACCACTGGTATAGCTCAAAGAATAAGGAGCAAGAAAGTCAGACGGGGCCGCAAGGAATTTATTGCCGATTGACATGTTGCCCGAAACGTTTCTTCGAAACAAGTTTAACTGAACCGACTTTAAAATACGTTCTTCCGCAACTCGTATAAACAAAGGAAGATTAGCTACAAAAGAAGTCTCTGTGTTCTCAGTATAATCCTGCAACGCTGTTTTTAACTGCGCAAATGTAAAGCTCATGACGTGACCACCGTAACCTCTCCGACCTCCCCTGTAGATTTCAATCTGTTAGGAGTCAACGCCTCGTCCCCGTGAAAGCCAACAGGTCTAAAGCCGTACTGAATGTTTCTTTGAGCCTCTAAACCGCCCTCGGGTCGGGGGTTTCTCAAAGCTTGGGGATCAGCCCCTACCTTGGGAGGAAACAACTGAGGGTGCTTTGGATCAAACTCGTCCTTACCAACACGCGCCCCTGTCCACTCCTCTCGCATATCTCTCAGTCTATAGCGAAAGCCAGAGCGGTCTGAAATACCATACGCATTCTTGTCTGAGGCATAGGCCATGTCACACCCTTAAATACTGAATGCTTGGTTGAAGTTTAAGAGGAACACGATCCTCGTCCTCGTCAGAGGCCCGTTGGAACTCTTCTTCATACACACTCTTTAAGAGTTGTATCCGTTCCGGCGCTTTTTTCATAGCGATATAATACGCCAGTCCCGCTACCATACATGGGTAGAAACGAAACGGCATGTCCGTTGTGTTTACCAAGGCATCGGCGTCTTCAATCCTCTGCACATAGTAGTAGATTAACTGGTCGGTAGAATTTTCGGGAACGGCCCACAGATTTATAACAGGCTCAATCTGTCTGTTAAACCAAAACTGGCTTGGTCTACCCTGCGTGGTTTTGTTGGGAAGAGTAGCATACTCCCCCCGACTAATTCGTTCTACCTCAAAGTCTGTATTGCTGCGCCTAAGAACAACCTCTAGTACATCAACAACATCCGCCGTTAACGTCTGAGTGGCCTGCCCTTGCGTCAACGTTATAGTGCCTTGCGCCACGGTCCACATGTTGATGCCACGGTTTGCCCAATCAGCAAACATTAGGTTCAAAGACCTACGCGCAGTTCGAGCATCGTAGCCAGTGCGGACCTCTAGTCCACACCGCTCATACGCTTCCTCAATAATTTCACCAACATCAATGTTGAAATCTCTGGACCCAGAAGTAGCCATGATTAATACAACTTCGGTGATTGATTAGTTTTAATCATAACACAACCGCCGTTTTTAAAGCTTGTAACTTTGCCGCCGTTTTTCATGTACCCCATTTTATTACGAACTGGCTCAGGTAACTTTTTAAGACCAGTCTGGTCTTCTGTTGGTTGTTTCATATCCATTAGACTTCTCCTTAAAACTGACGAACAGCGCCCTTGGTACTCTTGCGCCTAGATTCCATTACTTGTCCGCAGCCTTTCGCGACCGCTTCGCCTTCTTTGCCTTCGCCTTGGTAGGGCCTTTTGACTTGTCCCCCAAGGGTATAGCCTCTGACCTTGGCTTTCTTAGTGTTACTGACAACGGTTTTTCCTTTTTTGCCAGCTTTCTTCTTTTTCTTAGCAGTCGAAGCTCTATCTGCTTTAGAAAGAGAACGTGCTTTAGCCAACGGAAGGCATCGGTCAGGGTTCTTCTTGTCCTTTGAAGTACCGCATGGACCTTTGATTTTACCATCAGTTCCTATCCTCACCCACTTCTGGTCGCGCCACTTTTTTAACTCGCCCATTACGACTTCTTCTTCTTGCCTTTTGCACCCTTAGCGTAGTTAGGGTCTTTGCAATACTTTGAAGCCGCCATGTTTGCATACGCCGAAGGATACGTGTCAAAAGTTCTTTTCGCCCAAGCCTTACCTGCAGGACAAATCTTGCTGCCCTTGGATTTAGGAGAAGCCTTACCACCTCTTTTATAGTAGGTGAGACCCTTGAGAGTCTTAGCGGGTGGCTTGGACACTTGCTGTTCCATCTGACCTCTGGATATAGCCATAATCACGCTCCATATACGATTTAATGTACGCTATTTCTGACGCTATCACCTCTGTTTTTTTATCTACAGAGATTAAAGTTTGAGTTGTCCAAGTGGCCCAGCTATAACTGACCGCGCCAATACCGCCAATAACCGCCGTAAGAAGAATAACCACCACTTGTTTCATCAACACTTCCAACGTTTTCTAGCCTGTCTTAAACGGCTATTCGGGTCTTTAGCCGCCTTTGGAAACTTCTTCATCTGTCCTGCCGAACGAGCGCAATAAGACTTCCTGCGCTTGGCGTCCTTGCTGCCCTTCTTCACTTTACCCGTGACCGCTGTTTTAAGCTTTGACCCCGGGTTTGCAGCGCGGTGGGCTTTCACGCCCTGTTCCGTCATTCCCGCCCCAGACTTAGTGGGGCGGTAATTTTTCTTGTTACGCTTTATCGGCTTATCCGAACGACTAGCCATACTCTTTTCTCATATCCAGTATGATAGTGTATGTGTCCGCACTTGTATGACCGACTGTTGTGAACATCACATCTCCGGTCTTTCCAGAACCGGAGTTGTTAGTCAAACCGCCGAACACACTGTACTCGTGGTTGCCGCTTTGGTTCTCACCTAGTTCAATACATAGAACATCGGTTGTTGCGTCCCAAAGAATTTGAACCTTCATGCCAATACACTGCCACCAGATTCGTTCTATCACAACGCCAGTACAAGCAACGCCATCCAAACCCGTAGTCAGTGCAGAAACATCAACCTTCTTAACTGCCGATTCTCCGGACCCATCGGAGATGTTCGTAAACTTTTGAACAACCCTTTTGGCCCCGTCGAAAAGCGTCTGTGTAGCTACAGCATCTGCCATATCACCGCCCCTTAACCGTTATTGAAGTCTACGTTCATTCCGGTAATTCTAATCCAAATTTTACCTGCGGTGTAAGCCGCGTTTGTGGCAGCGCCTTGAACCAGATAGATGTACTTTTTAGACAAAGCCGCCATAGTAGCAGCCGAATCAACAGCGTTGTAGTAACCTAAAGTAAGGTCGCCGTTGTTCATCATCTGAGTTCCGCTGGCTACAGCCGCGCCGGACGCCGTTGTTCCCGTGGCTGAGATATCTACGTTAATATCTGGATCACCACCTGTAGGAACTTCCACGCAACCAAACTCTAACAGAATTGGAATACCGTTAACTTCTTTTGTGAGTTCCGCAATGTACGCATTAGCAGAAGTTCCAACACCAATAATACGATCCGATGAAGCTGATCCAACAAATCCACCGTGAAGGTCAATAAGAATAGACGTTACGATAGTGCCGCCAACCTTGTTAACAAAGGTGTTAATAGAAGCGTCTGCAATACCCGAGCCGTGCGCGTTGGGCGTAATGCCAAAGATGGTTGCGCCCGTATCCAAGCTGGCGTTATTCGCCCCCGCTGCAGTAGCGGTGCCAGAAAAACCGTTGGTATCAACAATGTTGTTAATGCCCGAAGTCGCAACTGTCTGAACTTCAAACTGTTTTTGCGATACTACGCCAGTTGTTCCGTCCTTCGTAACTTGTTGAAAGCCGTTTTCAGAACGCACTGGACCCGAAAAAGTTGTATTAGCCATGTTATACTCCTGTCGTGGCTAGTGTCAGACGCATTATGCGCCTGTCAGGGATGACAGAATGATACACAACCTTTTA